GTCCCACAGGCTGGATTACCTGGCAAGGACTGGCGACGTGGTCAAAACCGGGTCACGTCCCTGTGTGCATTATTTGAGCAAGCAGGGGCGTGATTTTTAGCTGGTCCGTAAGCGGTGGTGATGTAGGTGTATTGATTCATTGTTTTGTTCTTTCAGTTTGTTGTTCTGTTTCCGGATCCTTACCTTCCGTCAACAAGACCAATATACTAAACAATGTTTAGTGACGCAAGAGAAAATTACTTTCCCGACAACTTTTTTTCAAATCATGGTTTTCAATCGTCACAGCGATTAACTGCTGCATATAAGGCTGTAGCTTCCTTTTTCCATTTTTCCAATGATAGATACTCATTTCCGTAACCTTTAAAAGCTCCATAGCCTTTTTTACCGCATCATAAGGATTTTTTAATTCATAGGTCTTGTAAATCCAGTCGAGGAATTCTTGGATAGTCATGATTTTGTTTTCTGTTTAGTCCCACATGGCCTCTTGAGGGAGCCAGTTGTCAAGAATTGATTGAGCTTCTTCCAAGCTTCCGCCATTTTTCAAGAGTTCCAGGGCTTTTTTTCCTGCGGCTATTTTGCTGTGATGGCTCGCCAGGGTATAGCTTGTTGCGTTTAGGGCCAGTGCGGCGCGGGGGTATTTGGCGCGGGCGGCGTTTAACTCGGATTCAATGGCTGCGGTGTTGATGGGGCTATACGCAGGGTTGTTTTCGATGTTGTCCCATGCCCGGCGGTTTTTATCCCATGCCTTGTTCCAACGCGCGGTTATTTCCCGGAGTTCAGAAATTCCGGGGAAAAGCCTTTCTTCTTGTTTTTGGAAAAGCTGCTGACGTTTGGCAATGATGTCCGTGATGACGTCTTCTGCAACGGTGATAAACAAGTTTTCCCCGGTCGGAACCTTGCCGCGCAGGGCAAATTGCCCCTTCAGGGGTGCAATGTCCGCTTCCGTGGTGAATTTGCCAAAAGGAGGAATTGTGAGTTCAGCGGTGATTGTATCTGCCGTGAGAGTGATTGCTACTTCCGTTCCGCGGGTTGTTGTGGTGTTGATGGTGGCTGATTCTCCGGCAGGTTTTTCCTGCGGCTCTTCCGCAGAGGCGGAAGGGGTTACAATGTCTCGGATGGCTTCGACGGCTTCGTCTCCAATGGTGAGTGTCCGCTTGCCGCTTTTGTCGTTGGTGATGGTTCCGTCCGGGAGGATAGTAACAAAATCACGGCCAAAGTAGATTCGGGATTGCGTGTTGCCGTTCCAGACGCGGGCAGATTCGCCATAGTAGAGATAGCCTTTAGAATTGAGTGCCCGGACAATCTGTTCCGCCGTCAAGTTTTTGGTGTTGGTGATTTCCATGATTTTGTTCTTTCAGTTGTTCAGTCTCTGGGTTCCTTACCTCCCGTCAACAAGGTTAATTTACTAAACAATGTTTAGTAGTGCAAGAGGAAAATGCAGCATGTGCAAAAAAAACTTTGCTCGGCTTCAAAAAATGTGGGAAAAGAAGGTATTCTGAATGTTCTTTCAGATGCCGCCCTTCGGGGCGTGGATTGAAAAACTGCCTGTTTAGGGAATTCTCCCTTTGGCCGTGTATCGTCCAATTCCTTACAAGAGGGCGGCTGCTTCGGCGGCCGCCCTTTTGCTTATGGAGAGACAAGAACAAACAACATGCTTGATTTACGGGAGCAAAATCTCTTATGGTGCACCCGCAGGAAAAAGAAACAATCACCTACCACCAACAAGAAAATAGGACGGCCCAGCCTCTATACGGAGGCACTAGCCGCCGAGATAGCCTCCAGGCTGGCTGCTGGGGAAACGATGAAGTCCATCTGCTCGGACGATCACATGCCGGAGGTTTGGACGGTTTGGAATTGGCGTGAAACCAAGCCGGAGTTTTCCAAACTCATTCAACGCGCACGGGAAGCGCAGTCGGAAGCACTGCTTGACGAGTGCCAGTCTTTGTCAGATGCCGCTGCTCAGGTTGCGCTCGACCCTGAATGTGGCTCTGCCTCCGTCGCCGCGAAGAAGCTCGCCATTGAAACGCGGCTGAAAGTGGCCGCCCGCTTCGCCCCCGAGAAATTCGGCGACCGAGTCCGGCAGGATGTAGCGGGCGTTCCAGGCGCTCCATTGGAACGCAAGATCACTCTGGACCCCGAGCAGCTTGCCCGGCTCCAGGAAGACGAGAAAACCGCGCTGGAAACCATCGCTGGCAAGCTCAATCCCTAGACATCAGGCCATACCTCCCCGTTAGCTTCTTCCTTCGCCACATCCTCCGCCTGGATCCCTATCCCTGGCAGGTGGAGGCCATCAAGGCGCTATCCCTTGGCAAGATTGCCCTGGGCGGAAAAAGCGTGGCTCTGGTAGCCCCCAACGGATCAGGCAAGACAAGCAACTGCATTGCGCCGGCCATCCTGTACTTTCTCACCTGTTTTCCGCGGGGACAGGTTCCCGTCACGTCCTCTTCGTGGATGCAAGTGGAAAAGCAGCTCTTCCCGTCGCTGCGCCGCTACATGGACAATCCGTTCTTTGCGGGCTGGACGTTCAACAAGACGGAAATCCGTACCCCTGAAGGAGGTTTTGCCGTGGGATTCTCCACCGACAACGCCGGACGCGCGGAAGGATGGCACCCGAAAATATCGCCCGACGTGGACCCGGTCTTTTACGTCCTCGACGAAGCCAAGACCATCCCGGACCCCATCTTTACCGCGGTTTCCCGCTGCACGCTCTTTCATGCGTTCATCACATCGTCACCTGGAGCTGATTCCGGCACCTTCTACGACTGCTTCCACAAAAATTCCTCCCTTTACTATAAAATCCGGGTCAAATACGAGGACTGTCCTCATATTGAGATCAACGACCCGGGCAAGGCCGCCCGCATCAAAAAAGAATACGGCGAAGATTCTTCCTTTTACCGTTCGGCCATCCTCGGAGAATTCACGGACCTTGACGGACAATCCGTCATTTCCCGACGCGCCCTCATGGAGCTGCTCAACAACCCGCCTCCCTTTTTGGACACTGGGGAGACCTGCGGCGGCTTTGACTTCGCCGCCGGAGGCGATGAAAACGTCTTTGCTGCCGGGCACGGCAACCGGTTCTTCATCGCTGATCACTGGGCAGACCCGGACACCGTCGGAGCGCGGGGACGGTTCCGCCGAAAGGCCGTCGAGCTCGGTATTCCAGCCGACCGCATCTTCGCGGATGGCGACGGGTTAGGGCTTCCCATCATTGACGACTTCCGGGCCGAGGGATTCCCGGTGCACTCCTACCGGGGCGGCTTCCCGTCCGACGACACGCAGGCCTTTGTCAACTTGCGCGCCCAGGCATGGAGGGCCCTGGCCCGAGCCATCGAAGAAAAAGAGCTCATTCTCGACATCGACGAAGACACGATCGAACAGCTGGTCGCACCGCGCGTCCAGACAGACGCGATCGGGCGTGTCAAAATCGAGAGCAAGGAGGACATGGCAAAGCGTGGAGTTCGTTCTCCCGACCGGGCCGACGCCCTTGTCATGGCCTGGCACGCGCGCCGGCACAGCGGACTTGTCCGGAATCTGGGGGCTTGGTATGCCAGACATCCGGCACAAAAACGCGCCATCGGTAGATATTAGGGTTGACAATATATCAACATATCTATATGTGTTGATTTGTATTCAATCGCAGGGTAGTGAAACGGTATCATACGGGGTTCCTGTCCCCGTGTCGGAGGTCCAACTCCTCCCCCTGCAACCAATCCCTTTCCATCATTAAGCCGCAGGTTTAACGCCGTCCGAAATATCCTCAACGCCCCGAAGCTGGTAGCCCAACAGGAGACCAGAATCAAGGAGCTTGAAACGGACCTGGCCCGGCGAGCGTTGACGGAACAGAGCCGGAAGCCTAACCAGCCTCAATGGTACGAATATTGGGACCCGTTACAGGGCGCCGACCTGCAAACCCTGATTGACGCCCGGAACGAAGCGCGGCGTGGAGCCTTTGCCCGCCAAATGCTCATTTGGGACGAGGTCATCTACTCGGACGGCTTGATGGGCATGCTCTATTCCCGGCTCATTGAAAGCGTCTCCATGCAGGGATGGAAGATTGACGCCGCGGACGACAGCCCGGAAGCCCAGCGTCAGCAGAACGCGCTGGAAGAATTCTATCACTCCGTCACCGGACTTCAACAGGCCTTTGGGCAGTTGGCCTCCGCTATGTTTTACGGGTACGCCCACCTCCAATACATCGAAGATTCCTGGGGCCGCCGCTTTGAATTCATCCCGCAGCGATACTGGGTGCGGCCCGGAGAGCTGAACGAATGGCAGTTTAATCCCCAGTGCTACATCGGGGTCGACACGGGCGAGAGCGTAGAGGAAGAAACGCTCGTGGTCATGGAGCACCGGAACCCCATTCTTTTTCCGGCAACCCGCGCCTCTTTTGAGCGGAATCACGCCAAAGTTACGTGGGACAACCATATGGACCGCTACGGGAGCGCCCCGGTCATCATCACGGCGCCCAAGGACGCGAGCGCCGCCGTCATGGACGCGCTGGAACGGGCCTGTGAGGAACTCAAATCGGGAGCCTCCATTGTGCTTCCTCCCGGCTGCACCGCCGAACCGTTGAAAGCCTCCAACATCAACGAAAACTATTTCCTATCCCGAATCAACATGTCCGACAAGGACCAGGTGCGGTTTGTAATGGCCGGCACTCTGACCGTCCTGAATGAATCAGGATCCGGCACGCTGGCCGGGGGAGCGCACACGGACAGCTGGAATTCGGTCGTCTCCGCGGTCTGTTCCAAGGTCGCCGAAGCTTTTAACGCCGCCATCAGCCCGCTTGTCCTGGGAGACGGCGAACCGCTGGCCCGCCTCCACATCACTTTTGACACCGTCCAGACCCCGCTGCAGAAAGCCGAGGAAATCGCCGCGCTTGCCGACGGAGGCGTCCGCCCCGAGAAGACCGAGATTGAAGAAAAGATCGGCATGTCGATCGAGGACACGCAGGACCCCGTTCCGGTGACGGCGGCGGCCAACAGGGAACCGGAAAAAGCACTCATTCCGCCCGATGCTTATGAACAGCTTCAGCAAATGATTTACGCCGGACTCATGAAAGGATTTACCGATGATCAGCACGAAACAAATCAATGACCTGTCCCGACCCGCCAACGGCTGGTTCCACGTTGAGAAAAGCGGAGACCATGACGTTGACTACGGCGAGGGTCCCGCCGTGTTGCGCATCGACGAGCAGGCGATCCGGGACATGGTGGACGACTTCAACGCCCGCACCTTTGACGGCCCGGGCATGCTCATCGACGGCGACCACCTGAGCCACGACCTTTCCCGCGATACTCGGGCCCTCGGATGGCTCAAGAGGCTGGACACCTACCGCGACCCTTCCGGCACGCTGGAACTCTACGGGTTCATCGAATGGACGCCGCGCGGCCTGAAGATGCTGCAGGACAAGGAATACACGCAATCATCCACCGAATATGGCGAAGGCATGACTTTGACGGACGGCGTCTACCGCCCGTCGCGTCTGACCGGCTTCGCTCTGACCAACCGGCCGCGCATCAAGGGAAAGCGGCCTCTGGTCAACCGACAGACTTCCCCCGCCTCCGACGAGGCCGGGGGCGACCCCAAAAGCCCCGAAGAGGGGGAAACAACCCAGAAAACCAATATGGAAAACGACGATAGAGAATATCCGTCCAAGGAGATGGACAAGGCCCAGCGGGCCCTGTTCGACTCCCTGCTTGACAAGCTGGATGTCGAATTTGACGGCACCGACGACATGAGCAGGGCGATCCTCGGACGCCTTGATGAACTGCTCTCGCTGGAAAAGCGTGAGAAAGACCACGTGAACGCCGAAGTGGACGACGCCGTCAGCACGTACGAAAACGCGCTGGACGAGGAAGAACGCGAGGAATTCACGGAAGAACGCCGGGAAGAGCTGAAAAACTCTCTCCGGGAAAGCCCCGCCGCGCTGAACGCTTTTATCCGTGCGCTCAACCGCCAGACTCCGCCCAAAAAACCGGATCAGGAGGAAAAGAAGGAACTGCCGAAAAGGACGCCTCTGAACCGCCGCGCGACGCTGAATCCCCCTGACCCATTCCGCAAGAAGGAATCCATTGACGGATTCAACAACCGCGTCAACGAACTGATCAAGGACGGCATGAAGCGCTATGACGCCTACCAGAAAGCGACCGAAGAAGGCTTCATCGTCTCCGCCAACCGATAACTTAACCCATATCAACCAATGCCATCACTCAACGTAACCCAGAAAAACGCCATCGTCTATTTCAACGCCCCTGAAGGCGTTGACCTGTGCGGACAGGAAGGAACCGTCGTGGCGCTGACCGCCAATCCTGACATCCCCGAATTTGTCGGAACTCCGTTGTCCGCCATCCCCACGCAGACGCAGCTGCTCGGCGTCGTCCTGCAGGGACAGCCCAACAAGGGAACCTGCGTCGCCGCGCTCGTCGGAATGTATGCCGGCCTGATCAAGGCGGCTCTATCCGACACGCCCGGAACCATCAACGCCGGAACGCCCGTCACCATCACGGCCAACGGGACATGGAAGGCCGCCGCCAGCGGCGACACCGTCTATGCCCGCGTTATTCATGCCCAGTGGGAACAGGGCCTTGTGGAAATCGGCTTCGTTCCGTCCTACCAGGTCGCCGCAGCCTAACTATTAACCCCAACCAACAGAAAGACCAAGAACAAGGGCTACTCCATTTTGCTCCGCCGTTCAGTTCACCGATGTCCTGACCTCCTATTCCGCGGGGTCCGGGAACACCGAAGAGAACTCCATCATCAGCCGCATCGCTCCGATCGTCCCGGTCTATGACCTGAATTTCCAGTACAAGGTCTGGGACACGGAATCGGCCTTCACCGTCCAGCCCATCCAGGTGGGACCGGGCGAACCTCCCCGCCAGACCGTCCTGCGCGGAAGAAACGAAACCGACACCCTTCAGGGCTACGGCTTGACGCTGCCCATCCCTGACGCCTTGCTGGGCGTCAACCGGGAAAAGGCGCAGGCCATCACCCTGGCGGAATACAAACTCATCGAATCCCAGTTTGTGACGTCGTACGAATACGAACGCGCCAAGCTTCTGATGAGCCAGCTTCCGGCCGCTTCCGGGATGGGTGACTGGGCCAACCAGCAGAAAAACCCGTTGGCGGATCTGGACCAGGCGATCCTGTCCATCAACGCCGCAACCGGACACATGCCGAACACGATTGTCTTCGGCATCAACGCATGGCAGCTGCTTCGCTCCAACACGCTCGCGCGTCAGGTGGTTTCCTTCAACAGCGTCGGCCTGTTCAACGAAGACCTTCTTCGCATGGCTCTGATCCGGCCCATCCGGGATATTTACATCGCCTCCATGCCGTACCGCGACGCTTCCGGCGACGCGAAAACCATCATGGAAAACGAAGTCTATGTCCTGTACAAGGAAGACTCCCCGACGCAGTTCGACGCCTCCGCCGTCAAGACCTTCGGTCTTTCCGGCAAGCTTCGCCGAGAAGTCATCACTGAATACAAGCCGACGCCGGCCTTGACGCTCGTCACAAACCGCGTCTACTCGCTGACCAAGTTGACGAACCCCAGCGCCATCGTCCGCATCGACGCGACGGCCACCGGCGATTAACCCCAACCCCGCCTCCATCATGTCCGCCTTTCCTGCCTGGTCCACGATTTCCACCGACGAAGCCGATCGGCTGCTCGGTCTCAACACCGCCGAACGCGATGCCCTGGTAACAGCCGGGGAACAGCGCAGCCTGGACTACCGGGATGTCATGATGGAGGCGGTCAACGATGTCTGCATGACCATCCGCGGGGCGCTGGCCAACAACCTCGCCCTGCGGCAATCGCTCCAGAACAGCGGCATGTACGACATTCCGCAAAGCATGCGGTCCCTGGCATGGCCGCTGATCATCCGGCAGCTCTACCTGCGCTACCAGCTCAACCTGACCGAGACGCGCCAGAAGGCCGCCGAATCGGCGGACGCGATGCTGGCGCTCTACGCCAAAGGGGACATGCTGCCGGAAAGCGTGGACGGCTCCGCGCCCGCGGATCCCGCCTACATGATGCCGCGCTACACGCGCCGCCCCTGGTTCAACCCCATGCGAAGCACCTACCGATGATGACCGCCGCCCAGATGGAGATGATCGCCAACGACTACGCCGAACGCGCCTTTTTCGTGTCCGGCGTGGAGCCCGGCGTTATCCTGTCCGACTTTGAGGAAAAGGCGGGGAAGGTCGCCTCCGGCGCCCTGAGCTATGAAGAGGCGCAGCAGTCCATCCGCGAAACCCTGCGCCAGCAGGGCTACCGACCGCCGGCAACGGGGCAGGGCGGCATTCAGGATTTGTCATCCTGGCTCCGCATCCAGGTCGTCATGGAAACCAATGCGGCCATGGCGCACGGTTACCGGAACTGGTATAACTGGATGCAGGACGAAGACACGGCCGCCTTCAAATTTTACCGCTCCCAGGGGCGGGAAGACCCGCGCTATTGGGCCGAACGCTGGAACCGTGCCCGGGCCGGGCTGGAAGAAGAAGCCACGGAAGCGGTATCATCCGGCTTCATCCGCGGGGAAATCGTCGGCTATGCGCTGGCGGCCTCCGATATCTGGATCCGCCTTTCGCGCTTTGGCACGCCTTACCCGCCCTTTGACTACCTGTCCGGCATGAACATTGCCCCCGTGGGCGCCGAAGAAGCCCGCGCGGCCGGGCTGGCCGTGTCGCGCGTCCGTCCCGCTCCCCCCAGCTTCAACGCAACCTTGGAAAGCAACGCCAAAGGCGTGACGGAATCCAACAGGAACAAGATCCGCCGCATCCTGAAAGACGCCGTGCGCGTCAAGACCGGGAACGACGGCAATACCACCTTTGCCTACACGGACCCGAACGGCACGCGCCCTTACACGGACGCGGAACTGGCGGACGTCCTGTCCGGGGATTTCCCGGAAGAGATCCCCTTGCGCCAGGCCCAGGCCTTCAGCCTGGCGGCAGCCGGGGGAGCCGTGGCCGGAACGCTGGCGGCCCTCTACCTGGACCGTCTGCTGGACCGTCTGGCTTCCGAGCCGGAAGGTGATTGGTACGCCCGGCCCGCAGACGTGGCCGCCGCGTCCTCCCGCCAGTATATCCCCGTTTCCCCAAAGGAAGAGGGGGAATTCACCTATCCCATTACCTCCGGGCACGTCAGGAAAGTGGAAGACGTCGCCGGAGCCCTCAATGTGGAACTGTCAACCCCTTACGTTTTACCCGTCAAATGGCTGTAACCGTCCACATCGACCAATCCGCGATTAACCGCGCGTTTGCCGACATGGCGCCGTCCGCCGCCCTGCACAAGACCGCCATCCGCAAGGCGGGCGTTGCCCTCAGTCTGATGATTCAGCAAACCTTGCGCCAGCAGGGCAAGGACTACTACGACGCCGCGGCGGACGCCACCAGCATGGAAGAAACCGCCGAAGGCGTCAGCGTCTCCATTGCCTGGCGCGGCATCGGCCTGCACTGGATAGGCACGCAGGGCTACCTGGGCGGCCCGCTGCGGCCCACCGGACGCACTTCGGAAGTCACCGGCAAGCCGATTCAGAACCTCGCCATCCCCACCATCAACGCGCCACGAGGGCATGGAGGGACCCGAAGCATTTACAGCGCAGGCTTCCGCAAAGAGGACTTGCAATTCATCCCCTCCAAAAATGGAGGACGGAATGGAAATGTAACCGGTGTCCTGATTCTCAAGACAGCCCAGTCCTCCACCGGGAAGAAAGCGGCCCGCAAGCTTTTCAGCAAAGGAACGAAAACAGGAGACGTCCTCTATATCCTGTGCCGGGAAGTAACGATTGCTCCTACTCCTGGCATCCTGCCGACGATGGACCAAATGGCGCAGCGCGCCGCGGAAACATACCTCACCCAAATCGGAAACGAATCATGATCCCCTCCATTGACCAGACCATGAGCTGCCGCATCATTGAGCGGCTCAAAAGCAGCAAGGAATTGAGCTGCCACATCTTTGACGCGCCCTTTGATCCGGAGTATGCCGCCAATGACATCATCATGTCTGCAATGGGGAATAACGGCGTGGTGCTGGTGTGTCCCGGGGATGCGGATGAATACCAGGACGGACACGGGCAGACGGCGGAACCTACCATGTGGAGGCAGTATTTCATTATTGTAGCCATCTATCACAACGCTGCCCTGTTCCCGGAGGAATGCCTGACGCCGGCCTACTATTTGCGCGCCGTGGGCGACGTGATTGAGCATGCCCTGTGGAACTGGAATCCACTTCCGTTTCCCGCGCCCGCCATGATGAAGCCCAAGATCAAGGGGCGCTTTGCCTCTTCCGGGATTATCGACGGAGAGAAGAGGCAAATGAACGTCTTGACCGTGGACTACCGCGTCCCGATCAATATCAACATACGAACCAAAACGGAATTCCATGAGCAGAACGCCAAAAAATAAACAGCAAAAAGACCAGGGGGATCACCAGGACAAGGTGACCGTCCGCGTCGTCAGCACGAAAACAGAACTGGATGGAGGGCTGGTCATCAGCCTCTTCATGAAAACCGATACCCTGGAACTTCCCGCGCCCGTCGCGGAAGCTCTGGCAACCCTCAACCTTGTTGACATCAAATGAGCAAAGCAACTACATCCAACACCGAACCGGAGAAGAAGACGGAGCAGGCCGCCGTCATCGACACGAATATCCTCATCCTCGCCAAAGAAGTGAGGATAGGGCGCTCAACCTTCTTGAAAGGGGCGCGCATCCGTGCTACAAAAGAACTCGCCGATAAACTGGAAGCCGACGGCAAGGCATCCATCATTTACTAATCATTTCCAGCATCAGGGCTACTACATACGATCCCACCTTTTCTAACCGCAACGTCACGCCGCAGATTACTGGCGTTCTGGCGATTTTCCTCCCCGACGGCATCAAGGTGACCGAAGACGGGGGAGCTTCCTACGTCACCGGGCCGGACCAGTTTCCGACGCCTCCCACGGCTCCGCCCGCCGATCCGACAGCCGGGCCTGAACAGCCCTGGGTGAGTTTCGGGCTTTTGGGGGCTTTCCAATCCGTCGCCACACAGGTCGAAGGGGAAGTAACGCGCTTTTACGGCGGCAATCTCGGCTACCGGCAGCAGCGAAAGAACACCACGACCGGCAAGCGGTTGACGTTCACCACGCCGGACATGTCCCCGGAATATTTCCAACTGGCGTTCGCTCTGGGAGCCGCCCCCGCCAACGGCGAGGAATCGACCACCGTCGGACACGGAGGCGACAACAAGATCGAAGGGTATCTTCATTTCTGGTATCAGAATGACGTGGGTACGATCTATTTGGTCGGAACCGCGCATGGCGCTTTGCGCCTGCTGCAGGACCCCGAGCACACCACGGCGATTGCTTCGCCCCAGTTCGAGTTCGAAATGGATTACCGCGGCCAGTACCAGTTCACGCCCTCCAATGTGCAGGACGTGACGCCGGTCCCGGGCTCCTGACGTGTTTCACCAGGGGGCCGCGCGCCCCCGCATCCCCTTTTTTTCCCAGGCAGCAGGCAGGCAAATACGATATACGGACAGTCACGGGGCTCAACCAGTCACTGGTAGTGCGCGTGGTGGATTTCCAGGGGGATCCCGTCGATATGGGCGGCGTCACCCTGCGCGGAGCCGTTCGCCTCAAGACGGGTATCGCCGAGTTCGGCTTTTCCCGTGACGACGAGGGCAACGGCGTGATTTCGTGGGCCTCGGTGCCCGCGGGCATGTGGTCCTACGATGTCTTCATGGATGACGGCAATGAGGAAAGCCCGCTTCTCTATGGATGCTTTGTTTCCTCAGGCCGGGTGACGCCGGACTTGCCGGACGAGCAGCAGGCGGTAGCGGGTGCGGTCGTCGTGCAGCTGCCGGAAGGAAGCGGATGCGTGCAGGTGGTGCTTGATAATGCGTCAAGCGCCGCCTGGTACGCGGAGCAGGCCAAGAAGTACGCCGAGAATTTCAATCTTTCGGTGGACCGGGTCACTACCGGCGAACCTGGCACTCCTGCCGCAGCGGAAGCCGTGAAAGGCTCGGAAGCGGGCTCTTATCTGTTGTCGTTTACCATCCCCAAAGGAGACGCCGGCCCCGAAGGCCCACCAGGCCCGCAGGGGGAACCGGGCGAAACCGGCCCCGAAGGCCCCCAGGGTCCCAGGGGCGACGCAGGACCTCAAGGTCCTCAGGGAGCGACCGGAGAACAGGGACCAAGAGGCGACATTGGAGAAACCGGACCGCAGGGTCCTGCCGGCCCGCAAGGACCCGAGGGGCCGGAGGGGCCCCAAGGGCCCCGTGGCGAGAAAGGAGATACGGGGGATGTTAATCCGGACGGTTCTTATAACTGGACGCAGCCGCAGACCTACGACGCCACGATCACCGCAATCGAAGGAGTCCGTGTGCCGCTGCCCGCCACAGGGCAGAATGCCATTTCCTATGAGGGAATGATAACCATGACGGCTGCCGGCCAATGGAGCCGCACCAATTATTTTCTGGAATCCGTCATTCCGTCATGGGTGACTGCCTTGGCGGAAGCCCAGTCGTTGAGCACAAGCTACGCAATTGCTACCGCTAACGCCTCCCTGAAGAAGGGAGTATTTAATAACGACTTGTGCGATATGGTGTTAACCATGACGGCGGCAGGGGGTGTTTCTGTTATCGGCAAATCCACGGGATCATGGAAATTTGCCAATTACATGGGCAACAATAGAAATAACGAATATGCTGCCGCTTGCGTCTGGCGGATACTTGGCTCTGACAAGGTGTCGGTCCTCTTGGGCAGCACTGCCCAAGGGTACGCTACGACTGCCGATCCGCTGGCGTCCTGCTATGCACATCCTGTGCACTGGGTGGATTATGCCTGGGATAATGCAAATTACAGATACCCTCAAAACAATACAGTCAATGGAGCGAGAGGGGGCGACAATGTGCCGGCGTATCAGATCACTACCTACCCTATGGGGTATCTGGGGAGCAATAAGTCGGCCTTGATAAGAGGAACGTTTTATGGACCCCTCAAGGTAGATTCCCATTATGTTTGGGCATTGGCTCCGGCTTTTACCTACGTCTCCGCGGCCATGACGCCACCCAACCCCGATGACCAGGAGATTTACAATCGCTGGGCTTTGTTTGTGGACAAGCAATATGTAATGGATATGGCTTCCTCCTTTTGGGGCGCCGGCAACACAGCATGCCTTACAACCAAATTCAAAGCACACGAAGTCAGCGGGACTTATCAGGCGGGCCTCCGTATGGGAGGGATAAGGATAGACAATGTACCCTCACTGGGCATAACCAATTCCTGGGGCCTCATGAAGGACACGGTAATGGAGGGTGTGACGCCTAAACCAGTTCCAGAAGTAACGGCTTCTGCGCAGGAAGTTCCGGCCTCTGGCGGCGAGGTGACATTGACGGCGTCTTCCACCCTCTCCGAAGCTATCTATGTGCTGAACGATACCATGTGCGGACATGACCCCGCCGCTGTGTGGTGCACGCAATCCTCTGAAGAAATAGGGTCCGGCGGCCAGGTTGTCCTGACGCTGGCGGCCAACACGACCGGGCAACCCCGGCAAGTGTGGGCGTTTGTCGGCCACCATTACGCCGAGGCCGCTGTTGTAGAAATCAACCAATTAGCACAATAACACCATGAAAGAGATACATTTACAGTTCCCTGAGCCTGGACGGTGGAACGAATTTGTTATGACCGCCAGATTTCCCGACAATAACGGCTTTGTACTCTCCCTCTGCTATACACAAGCGGATATACCCGCCGACCAAGCCCCGGCCTTGAAAGCAGCGGTGGCCGCGATCGCCGGCATGGACGAGGACTGGCAAGCGGCGCAGGTTTGGGTGCGGTGCAACTGGGTATTCCAGGCGCCGACTGGAGATGCAGACAATTACCAGTCCACAGAGGCGGTGATCCTTACGGTTGAGGCCGTTAATGCGGATGGGGGCCGCCGGACATTCACGGCTTCGGACTACCCGGAATTCATCATCACGGATTCCGCGGCTGTGTCGTTTTTCAAATACTTCACCAATAACAACATAATCATATGACTACTAATGATCAATGCAATCATTCCGAGGCTATCGCCAAGGATTTTTATGAGGTGGTTTCCGAGGATAACGGCGGCGGCTGGAAGTCCTGGAAAGAATTAACCGATCCGCAGCGGGCAGCGTTTGTGCGATTGGCGCAGCAAGCCCTGCCTATTATTGGCAGGCATGCGCTGGGGGATGTCCGGGACTACCTCGGTATTAAGGCTGCCGGCAAGTCTAGCTGGTGGGAAAAGGCCCTGTATACCGCCGGAGCAGTTATTGCCGGGGCCATCCTTGGCGGCTTGGGAATGTCCCTCTCCGGCTGCGGGCATAACGTGGACATTACCCCGGACCGCACGGAGGTCTGCAAGGACGGTTCCTGCCTGATCATCGAGCCGGGCCACCTGTCCTACAGCCAGGCCCAGCCCGCCACGGATACGCCGCCCGTAGTTCAAGCCACCAAGAAATAAGACCATGTGCAAACTCTCCGAAGTACCGGCACGTTTCTTCGATTTCGCCAAGGCTTTCCCCGCCTGGGCCTGCGTCATGCTCTCGCTGGGCATTTGTGGCGCGGCCTGCTGGTACATCGGAGATGTCATGGGACATCACAACGACCGACTTTGCGATCTGATGACGATGCAGACGCAGGCCCAGGTAGAGACGGCAAAGGCTATTCAGCTTCTTGCCATCAGAATAGAGAATATCGAGCGGAAGCTTGAAAAATAGTCAACTGTAAAGTTTTTCTTACAAGTTCATACATATTAATAACCAATCAATTAAAGGAGAATACCCAGGAAAATAGCCATTGATATAGGCCATGCCAACAACACCGGAGCCCGTGGAAACAGGCTTGAAGAACACGCCGTAGCAGCGACGATTGCGGAACGCCTCGCGCCTATGCTCAGAAAGCTGGGCGCCCAGGTGGATGTAATTGACTTTCCGACCCGGAACAACACGGACGACCTGAACGCCACCATCAAGGCCGCCAACGAAGGCGGCTACGACTTCGGGATTTCCCTGCATTGTGACTCATCGGATAATGTGCAAGCTCACGGCGCCCATGTGTGCTTCTATCCCGGGAGCGTTAAGGGAAGCCGGCTTGCCATGTGCGTCGCGGAACCTCTTGCCCGGCTGCTCCCAGGACGGGCCAACACCGTGCAGTCCCGTCCGGGGCTGGCCGTCCTGAAAAGGACGCGCTGCCCGTGGGTGCTGTGCGAATGCGGCTTTATCACCAATCCTGAAAATGCCGCCCTTATGAAGGACCATCCCGAAGCCATTGCGGAAGCCATTGCGGAAGGAGTGAAGGCCTATTCCAAGCTGTAGACGATCATGATCTATGAGGCCCCATACTCCGCATGGTACGTTTCCGGAGCCGGAAACACGCTCCAACTCCTCAACCTCTGGGATGCCACGCCGGAGCCTCCCCGGTTCGGCGGAGACATGGAAGTCTTTGAAACGTCCCTGGTGGACGGCACGAGGGCTTTTGCGGAAGGATTGGGGTCTGCCGTAGAACACCGCACCTTTGCCTTTTACCGCTGGTTTAAGGACTACGAAGAAATGGCCAGGTATCAGGAAAACCTGGCTGTCTGGATGGCAACCAACCAGAACGGCACTCTGTACATGCAGTTTGCCGACCAGCCTCAATGGAGATTCACGTCCGTCCTTGCCGGCTACCAATTTGAAACGGAGAACTTCATTCCTCCTCCGTCGCCGGAAGACGGTTATTTGTGCCTGCTGGTATCCATCAACATGACGCTCACGGACCGGGTTCCCGACAATTCAGCCTGGGTGTTCTCCGTGACTCCTTCCTCGGTTTCCGTCCCGGCTGCCGGCGGACAATATGCGTTCTCCGTCGTCTCCTACTTCAACCCGGGCGAAATCGGGCAGGGCTGGAAAGCCTTTGAGAACGACGGCATCTCCATCTCCAACATCATCAACGGCAACAATGGCTCCTTCCGGGTTACAGTGCCTCCCAACGAAACTACGGAAGAAAAAAGCATTTATCTGACAGTTTCCCAGGACGGAACCGGAATCGCTCCTCTCATTGAGATCACCCAGGCGGCAGCCACGCCCCAGGAGAAAACGGTGGGCTCTCCCGTCTTCCTGGAAGGGGATCCTGCCAAGATTGCCGCCTTGGGAACATTTAACTGGCGGCAATACCGGATGAAGTGGGGAGAACAGGTAGACGGTGATCCGCCGCCGGCAGCCTCCATCAAATCCGTCACCGTGGCCCGCGGGAGCGCCAACAACATCAGCGCTGCCCTTTCGCTGTACGTCCTCAATGAGGATGGGTCCACCACAACGCTGCTGGCTACCAGCAACGCCGCGGTTAATGACGCCGCCAGCCAGCAGGCGACATTCACCTTCCCGGCGCCGCCCAAGGTGGAAGCCGGGATGCAGCTCATCTTCCAGCCCGGCGCCGTCGTATACACCAAAATTGAGAATATCACGGCCTACGATTGGGGCGGCATTGCCTATCGGCCTTATCCGGCCGCAATCACCACGCCTGCCGTGATGCCGGCCATGTCGCTGGACGTCGAATACATCGGATAACAACACCTTTTCAACATACCACCAATCATGACTGACCAATCCACTCAACCTGAAAACGGCATGGAACGGCTTTTCGGAGAATTTGCCGAAGCCTGCCTCAAGAACCCCTCCCTGGACCAGGCGACGCGAGCCTTGCGGGAAAGCGTCTTTGCCGCTGCCGGACAAGCCGGCGTCAACCCCTCCGAAGCCTTCGGCATCATCTTCCGGGATATGATGATGCTTGAATACTTCCAAAAACGCGTGGACGACGCCCGCGCCAGCCTCGCGGACGGGAAGCTGCCTGCTTTCGTCATCGAAGAAGCCCGCCCTCAACAATAACCCTCCACATCTACCACCATGGCCACCAAGAAAGAAATCGAAATCAAACTCAAGTCCACGCTGGACGGAAAAGGCGTAGAAGAAGCAAAGCAGAAGATTGACTCCCTGAATAAATCCACAGACCAGCTCGACAAAGGCAGTCAAAAGGCGACCAAGAGCATCAAGAACATGGGGCAGGGGATGCTGCAGGTTGCCTACTTCATGGATGACGTCCAATATGGCATCAAGGGCATCCTGAACAACATCCCGGGACTGGTGATAGGCTTCGGTGGCGGGGCGGGCCTGGCCGGCGCTCTCTCCCTTGCCACGCTTGCAGGCGCGAAGCTCTACGAGTGGCTTTCCGATAGTGCGGACAAGACAGACGATCTTGCCAAAAAAATGAAGGAGCAGAGCAAAGAGGTTGCCGAAGCCTATCGTCAGTCAATCCGGGAAAGCTATCAGGCCTTGCAGGAATTCAACAAGGAAGAACGCACCAAGACCGTCAATGAAGAGTATCAAAACTATGTAAAGGGCATTACCCGGGAATTTGAATATCAGACGGAAGAGCTTGAAAAGCAAATTCGCCTGAGACGAGAGGAAGCGGCCCGTCAGAAGGGAATTGATACACGTCAGGCAGAGCTTGACCGCGTCAATTTGGAAGTGGACTACCAGGAAGGAAGAATCTCCAAGAGGCAACGCGATTACGGCCTGATGATGGTTGATCAGAATCTGGACCAGAAAATCCGCCAGAGTGATTTAGGCGTGGAGCAGGCTAATTATATGGATATTGGAAAACAGCTTGCGGAGGCAGTCAAGGCCCGAGATGCCGCCGAAGCTCATGCTTTTGATATGCAGTTTAAACAAGGGAACCTTCCTTCTCCTCAAAATATTCTTGGACTTTTACAGCAGCAAGAACGTGCTCAACGGAGGATCGACACTGCAGAAAGTCAACTTCCAGATTTACGCGGGGAAATATGGGAGAAAAATAAAGAGTATAACGCGGCTTTGAGACAAACTGGTGGTTATGAAAATTCAAACTCCATACAGGCGAAAAAAGAAATTGATGATTTAATTGCGAAGCAGGAGAAGCTTGTTGAATTAATCAAAACAGCGAGGGAAGAGGCTAATCAGGCAAACGATCAATTGGGATCCCTTCAGGCTGTGCTGAGAGAAGGCGGCGTAAATATTGAACTAGACTATGGACAAGGATCAGATGTGAATAGTCGTTTCAAGCAAGCCTCAACTGCGGTAGAAGAGTTTAAAAAAAATACGGATGCTGCGAAAAAACAATTTGATGTTTTAAGGGAGAAAGCTGGTTCATTGGGTGATGCGATGGCTTCCGCTGAGGCGTCCATCAAAAATATGGAGCAAACCGATGCTCTTCAAAATCAAATAGACGCCGGCAAGGTTAAATCATTTAACTTGCAAAGAGACAGAGAAGAAGCAGAGGAAGCCCGAAGAAATGAAGAAAAAATAAAGAAGGCTCGTGAGCAGGCCGAAAAGGAGGCTAAAAAGCAGACTGCCGAGAGGCAGCAGGCAATGATCCGCAGCATTACTCTTGAAGGCGTTCCCGAGCATCCTACCGCCCAGCAACGTCCCCGGATCGCAGCTGCCCGCGAAGCTTTGAATGCAGGGAAGAAACGCATTGCAGAAAGCATTTCGGCAACAGATACGGAAATCGACCCCAGCGAGCTTCAAGGCGCGTTTGACGTTATGGAAAACGCATTGAGAGAAAGTGGACAATACACAAAAAAATTAATGGATTATTTGAAAACCATAGCAACAGCACAGGCCGCGAATGTCAATGCCGTGCAAGTGGATACAAAAAAATATGTAGATGCTAAATTCGAGGAAATCTTGAAGATAGTGCAGAAGGGCAACGGAAGATTGCAAACAGGGATAAACAGGCTTGCCGGAGGCCATTAACAGCTTTTAGACTTGCACCCACGCCAGTTTATAGCACCATACCACTATGGCTAATTATTACGTTGCTTCCAACTCAAACAACGCCGAGGGCCCCTACTCTTTTGAAGAACTTGAGGCCTTATACAAGGAAGGGGAAATCTTATCAGAAACACTTGTTTTCCCTGAAGGCGGTCAAGAGTGGATGCCATTTGGAAGGGTTTATCATCTGACCAAAAACACCAACAGAAAAGCAGAAGAAAAAGAAACGGAGCGCAAACCAAAGAAGAGCTTTATTGAAGTTCTCTTAGATGAGTCAGAAAAAAGAAAAGCAGAAAAAAAAGAAACGGAGTGCAAACCAAAGAAGAGCTTTATTGAATGCTCTCTTAGAGATTCCAGAAAAAATCCTTCTTGGAAAGAAATCCAAGAACTGAACGATCAAGAGCCTCTAAAAATCACAATAGAGGGGATATTCCGTGTTGTTGGCGTAATAGCTTTACTTGCTGGGATTGTGCTGTTTTACTCTACCGCAGATGATGGGCAACAGGCCTTATGTTTCATTTACCTGATTTCTGGGGCTTTCTCTTGCCTCCTGTGTTTTTGGTTTGCGAAAGTGCTGACGTTGCTTCAGCAGATCGCCGACAAAAAATAAATATCAACCTAACCATATTCAAGCAGCAGGAACCATAACATCACCATAGATGACTTGCTGGCTCTCAAGCCATCAAGCCTCACGCACGATCAACAGAGCTTCTCCACGTCCACCATTACGGCAGTTTACCCCGTCAGGACGCTTGGGGAAACTTTGCCGTACAAGCAATTCGATACCGTCACCATCTCCCAAAACGGACAAGTCATCCTAGTGGGGCTGGTGTCCAATATTGAAAAAGTATACAGCGGCAGCCAGCGGTCCTGGAGGATTGTTTTTTCCGACCCCTGGTATTACCTCGCTAATTGCTATGCCTTGGAAAATGGATGGCAGCCGACGTTCGGGCTTTTCCCCCGTAAAGGCGTAGAGGGTATTATTCCCAAGGTCAACCTGAGCGGCGCTTTGTCCAGCGTGCTTGACATGGCAAAGCACCACCCAGCCAGCTATGAGCTGCGCATCAGAGACGACAAGCAGTTGATACCGTGGAATGCGTCCTGCGACACTCTTCAAAGTCTGCTGCAGTCCATCCGGCGCTGGTCTCCGCGTATGGTCAGTTATTATGACTACACGGGAGAACGGCCCAAGCTCATCATCACGGACTACGACGCCCTTGAACCTATTTCCCTGCCGCTGCAACCCTCCGCCACAGTCAAAAGCATAGACGTATCACTGTCACCGCGAGGCGACCTTGTTCCCCCCTGTGTTGCGATTGTGGCAGAATCTACCGGCAGTTCAGGCTATCGCGTCTCCTACCTTTCCAAGTACCCGTCGGACGGCGACCCTACGCTGCCGCATTCGATCGTCTATCGCGTCTCCTCTGACTTTTATTTCTCCAATTACAATGAGTCAGGCGGTTCCGCTTCCGAACCCCAGCCCGTAAAGACTTCCAGATCCGGCAGCTTGGCTTATCAGAAGATGATTGTCAAAGGGCGCCGCATTGACGCTGCGGACATGATCAACAGCTTTTGGGCACACCATTTCCCGTGGATGAAAGACATTCCGGCAGGGCAGCTTGTGACCTATTCCGACCGGGTCGTCACTCCCAAGGCATGGGAAGGCACAGAAGAGGAAAAACCCAAGGGGTACGATACCACGGCAACCGCATACGAACTTACAGACGGGCAGATTCACACAAAATCCCTGCGCCCTAAATGGTGCAATACCACCATCAAGCAGCGTCTAGCCATTCCGGAAAATGCCCCGGCCAAGTGGAGAGAAAAATTTAAGAACATCGGAGTAATTGGAGGAGGAGACACGCCTTGTTTCTGGCAGGAATTTTCCGTGGACCTGGTGACACTCGACCGCCCCAATGCTACCTATCCGATTGACGGCATTTATAACGGTGAGCAGCCGTCAAACGATGAAGACGGCCCCTCTGAGGCGCCCAATGACGGAATACCTTATGCCGACATAGCAAGGACGGTCTGGGAATCCATGCAGGAACTTCCCTATGACGGCTCTATCTCCTTTGCGGCTCGCGGGGGGGCTCAATACTGGCAATACATGGGGCGCCGTGTTTCCTTGCTTGGCGGCAATCCGGAATGGGAAACCATCAATACCATGGTGCAGACTGTAAGCCGTGACTTGCAGACTAATGTGATTGAGTTGTCTTACGGTGCGCCTCTTCAGTTGGGAATCGATGAGTTTATCGAATTGAAACGCGTCAACCGTGATTCCGAATCCTCTTCCGCGTTGGAAAACATGCAGGGAGCGCCGGAACCAATTGACCTGACCTACGACCCCAAGCCGGAATCTCCGACCATTGGACAGCAGATTACGACTGCCACCGGGTCTGAAGCTCCTGCGCCGGAATACGGCTTCCAAGTTCGCTTGACCAAAGACACAGAGGGCAACATCACCGATGCTCGCATCAAACCGGGCGCTCTCTACCTCAACGGCTCTCTCTTGGGATTCTACCCGACCGGAGACGGCGGCTCCGGATCCTCCTGGGTGAAACTCCCGATGATCAGCGGTGAGGTCTGGATAAATGTCCACTTCGACCAGGACGCCAAGTTAACCAGCGCGGAAATGTCAGGCATACCGGGAACGGTGTACCCGATCATGCTCGCCCAGGAAAAGCCCGGCGTCAACTTTGACTATGCTTTCCAGGTTGCCGACATCAACGAAGACCAGGTTACGCAATACGCCCTGGGCATGATCCAGATTCCGGTCTTCGGAGGAACCTTCTACCCCTACGGACCAGCTTAACCAGACAATACGATGATCAGAATCTATCTATTCACCTATGCCGGAGACGCTGATGAGGCGCAAGCCTGCGTCCGGTGCGCCTTGGCAGCCCTCCCTGATGCCGTCATTACCGTGGCGGACGATGAGGCCGACCCAGTACCGGAACGCACCAGAAAGGCGCTTCTGGAAGCCGGAGCGCGGTATCGTCAAACCAGCTTCCCGCGCCACGGCAACCTGCGCGGCCCGGAATGCGTCCAGGGCATTATCTCCATGCTGTCCAGCGAAGCGGCGGACGATGACATCGTCGTCAAAATCGATTCGGATACGGCGCTGCTCAACGGAGCATGGATCAGGGACATGTCTGAAACGGGGGCGCATTGGTGCGCCTCGGGAGCAGATAGCCGGCAATTCTACGGTCTGTGTTATGCCATGACCGGACTGGCCGCCAAACGAGCCGCGGAAGTGCTGATGCAAGCAGATCTGCCGGACAACGCTCCGGAGGATCTTACCATCGGGCACACAGTCATTGAACTTTTTGGGGTCGGCAAGGGGAGAATTATCCCCCCCTGGACGCCCCAAAACAGGGCTGGCCGCTGGTCGGCATGGAACTGGTTCAGCATTTCGGTCGCCCCGGAAAAATATGTTGGGTTTGACGTTGTAACCGTGGGAAGCCCCCGTCCTCCCCATATTCCAAAAGCAAACCGGGCCCGCGTCATGGATGCCTTATTCCGCTGCCGTTTTCACCAGAAAGAAAATTGATCATCTTGTTGATATCAACAAGATGACCCTGAGGGTAGGAAAGGAACTGTACAAAAAGCTGAACATTATATTCATAAGTATATTTATAATCAATAAATATAATCCCTCCCGCTCCGCCAAAACATTTTTCTTCTTAAGAGTCTGTATTTTAACGATACAGGCTCTTTTTTGCTTTTTTGGCAGGTGTTGCAAGAAGAGAGAAAGGATCATTTGCCTTTTAGTCAAATGCCTGGCTGCACTGGTTTAGAAACTGGCAAGGGAGAGTTGCATGGAGATACAGTTCAGCAAGCTATCTCTGCCGGAGTTCTTCCAGCGTATGAATGGCAAGGCCGGGGAATGAGGTGAGCATGAAAGAAGCCTGATTGTTCTGAAATTATTAATGGGGGAGGATTAAAAAATGGCGATGCTGTCCCTTTCCATTATTTGCTGCAGCGAATATGGTTTTTTATTGATTGATTTTCTCTGTGAAGCTTTTATTAAAAATGGATAATGTATCCTCTTTATGAAAACCATTCTTTTTTATTGTGGGCATTTTACCTTGTCCTCTCTTACGGGAGCGGAACACCGTTCCTGTGGTATGGGACAAGCGGAAAAAACAGGGTTGTTCCGGATAGTCCCATTGCACTTTCCATGCAGGGAGAACGGTGGGAGGACCCTGTCTCCGGATGCTTTGGCCAGTTTTATGTTTAAAAATCAAGGAAAGATTCCTATTTATCTTCTTGACTTTTTTGACGTAGGGAAAGAAAAGCTTTTTTCTCTGAGAGGGATCATTTGCAATGACGAGGAGAAAAAGTGCTGTATTACATGCCACGTCTCAAGATTGAGTTGTGCCATCCACTGAGGTATGTGGATTTGCTCCTTGGCGGCATTTACGTTGTATCTTTCCCTTTGCCAAAGCTTATCAAGGATCGATATCCGGAAGGACTTCCTTAAGGGAAATCCTTCCTAACGGGGGAGTATGAAAATCAATTTGGCCGTAATTGCTTTAAAGGGAAACTAGTTTCCTTCCCGCCGGGTTTACGGTAGGGGAGTAGTCCGTGGCTTTCATGAATTCCCATGCTCGCTCATCTTGGCACGAAGCGGGCTCTTACCGGGGTTCTCTCTCAGGGGGAAAGAGGGTGCATACCGTTTCCCGCACTTCGTCAAGTCATTTGGCACGGATGTCCGGAGTGCTGGCTACAAGGATGCAGAACATTTTTCTTTCAAAAACATGCACGCTGCAGAAAGCGAAGATGCAGTCTTTAAAAGCCGGGGCTGTCCCCACCAGTTAGGATGGATGATGACAATGCCGTCAACTTCCCTGGTTTCCGGCTGATGGAGAGCTGTCCAGGCGTTTTCCCGGGATGTCGCTGACCAGTTCCATGTCCGGCCGAACGGGGTTGGAGTGCTCCCGGCAGAGGTCATGAAAGCGGATGGTGTGGCCCTGTTCCTTGAGTACATGTACTGCCGTGGCGGCAATTGCTGCATTAAAACTGTGCTTGTAGGAATGTCCTAAGATGACGGATATTTCATGTCCGTTTGTGAATGTTCTTTGTGTGCTTGCGGCAATGCATTGTTTCGGAAAGAGAGAAGTTATTTCTTTTTCTTAAGAAGCCGGTCATGTGCAAGGCGATGCTTTCCTTTGTAGAGAAAGTCAGTTTTATTGTTCCTGCCGACGGTGCGATCAATCAAATTAGGAATTTCCTCTTTGGTATAGCCGGCTTGAAGAAGGAACTCTTCGACTTTGGAATATTTACCAGGAAAGATGGAAACAAGAATTTCCATAAAAGATTTTTCCAGGTCTTTAGTTTCGTCTTCGATTACTTGATTTCTAGAGTTAATAAATGATTCACCATCAGCAACTTCGTTGAGAAAATTCCAAAGCTCTGAAATTTGTTCTTGAGATTCAATATAAATAGTTTTATTTTCTTTTAAGTTTTTAGATTCTCCGTTTGTTTCTTTATATTCCGTGATTCTGTAGGGATTATGTTCTTTTGATTCTTTGAATTGTTTTAATATTTTTGCATAATAAGGCAAAAATATATGATGGATAATCTGTTTTTTAGAAGATTCTTTCATATCATTCGAATTCTTAATAAGTCTTATATATTTATCGAGGAATAGACAAATCTCGGATTTTTGATTGATATCGGCCATTTCATCAATCTCAACTTCCGGTTCGGTTTTCTGATATGTTTTAAAGGAAAATAACGGAGCTGAGGCGACAAGATAACAATGCCATATTTTGTCGCTCAATTCAGTATTAATATTATTTTGCGTCGTTAAACCGAAGGTAAATGTATGTTTTTCGGCATTTTTATAAAAGGATTTAAAATGCTGATATTCTAGCAAATCCGAAAGTTTCTGGATAGTGGCAGATGGTTGTTTAAATTGATCTAAGCAGGCAGGACTTTTCAGAGAAGAATCAGCCATAACAATAGGACACAACGAAATGAGTAGACTAATGATAGATATATACATAAATGATAGTACTTTCATAAAATTTCACCTTCATCAGAGTTTCTTTTAAAT